GGAAATACTAGATCAATCATGTCGTCTGGCTCGCAAAGTTCGCACGGCACTGCACCATTTTCTAGCTGAGTATTTGACTTTTCGGAAAGACCGTACTTCTTAACTAGAGAGCAGGCTGCACCGTGAAAAACTAAAGAGACGCCAGTACGAGAGAGAATATATGACCCCGACTCGGTTTTGTAAAGCTCGAACTCAATCCAGCGGAAAGCGCCCCTGCGCTGCGAGCTCGATTTAGCTAGCAGGGTGCCGTTGAACTGGAGGACGCGGTCTCCGTCTTTAACTTCTAACATGTCTACTTCTTTTTTGACTCTAGTTCGGCTTTAAGATTTTCTATTTCTTGATTTTTTAACTCAACTAGGGTTTCTAGCTCGGTAATTCTATAGGCCTGCTTACCAAGCTGGATTGATAGGTTGGACATAAAAATTTCTAAGGTCTTTTCTTCATTTTGCATGTTTAATATCCTACTGTAAAAATGTTCTAACTGAGTCGACAGTTTTATCGGCTGCTATACCAAAAGAATAAGGTGCTATGTTTGTTGGTAAGTTTCCAGTTTCATCTAAAGGCGTTAGCATCTTTTCTAGTTGCTTTTTTAGGTAGTCAAGAGCAAAAACTCTGAATCCGCTAACTAGGACTGGATCTGCTAGATCTTTGAACTCTTCTGCACTAATTTCCTGGTCTAGTATAACCGCTCCAGTGTCATCAGTCAGTGTTTTATAGAATTTAAATCCATAAAATGGATTTGCCAAAACTTCGGAAGAAGACGGTTCTATTCTGTAGGACCAATTCATTTACTTATTTTCTCTTTCTAGTTTTTGTACCCTGTCTCTGAGCTCTTTTATTGCCGGAATAAGAAGAACTGAAATTCTAGAGTAGTCCAATCCTTCAACCTTTCCAGAGTCGTTTCTAGTGACTAGATAGTCTAGTCCAACATCAACAAAATCCTCAGCTATGGCTCCCAAAGAGTCATTGCTATACTCTTCAGTTGTTGGCTTTTCTGGCCAGCTCTCGTATCTTATAGAGTTTATATATTTAAATAGTTTTGGGGTTATATTAAACAAAGATTCCGGAACTTTAAAGTCTCGTATGTCAGTCTTCATTCTTTTAGATGATGGGACTGGCTGGTTATCTGAAAATATACCGAGAGCATTCGCTCTACCAAAAACATACATTGTAGCTGTAGTAGAAGAGTTACTTGGATTTCCAACTAAAGTAAATCCAGTTTGAGTGACTCTAAATGCTCTAGTAGCGGCGCTAAAGTCTAGAAAAATATCAAAAGTAGTGCTGAGTGCCCCCAATTCTATTCTAAAATTATTTAAAACTCTAGTTAAATTATTTCCTAACGTTACCTGGCTACCCCCACTTATATTTACAGTATTACTAGTTAAGTCCATGTAGGACCCACCTGATTCAAAAAATGCAATTCTATTTCCAGTATCTCTGCCGACTATAACTCCATTACCATCTTGATATAAGGATAGAAATCCTCTTTGAGTAGTAGCCCCCGCTCTAAGGCTCATTCCAACCGTAGTCAAAGGGATTCCGCTAACCACTCCATTACCAATGACTGATGAGTAAGACCCGTCAGAGAAGATAATTGCAGTAGTTGCAGTTATTCTGTCGCCATCTACGGTTCCAGTCCTGATAGCACCGCCAGCAATTGTTGTAGTTGTGCTTGTTCCGCTTGGAGTATATATTGCATTTATTTGCGATATTACATTGCCTGGATCTAACTTGCTATTTGCGGTGCTTAAAGCACTATTTGCGGTGGTGTTGGCAGTAGTTGCAGTAGTGCTAGCACTATTTGCGGTGGTGTTGGCAGTGTTTGCTGTGGTGTTAGCAGTGGTTGCTACGGTTGACACAGCGCTGACGCTAGCGTCAGTTGCATAACCACCAACAGTTAAAGTAGAGGTGGATGTGTCAAAGCTAAGAGCAATAACGTTGCTAGAGTTATAAGCGTATATTCCAGTATTTCTAAGTTCAACACGAGCGCCTGTATTAGCAGTTCTAATTACGTCACCACTAATAATTTTTGCTGAAATAGCTCCAGCATCGATTTTGTCAGCTGTAATTGCATTAGCTGCAATTTTCCCGGCGTCAATTGCTAGCGCTTGAATTAGAGCACCGGTAATTGTGTTACCTATAATCTTGTCAGAGGCAGTTATTGACCCCGGCTCGATCTTTGCTCCGCTAATTGTGTTTGCAATAATGTCAGTATTTACAAGGGGGGCAACTTGAATAGCGTCAGAGACAACGGATGGATCGGACTTGTCAAGTTCGGTTTCGCTAAGCTTTCTAACAAAGACTAATTTAAAGTAATAATTAGTGCTGTAGTTTAAGTCAGCAACTACCTGGTAGTCTCCGCCAAGTGTGGGAAGAGTTGTTCCTATAAGTGTTGAGGAAGAAGGGGTAAACGTCGAACTTGTAGATTGGTGATACTCGACGTAAATAACTCCACGAACAGGTAGGTTCCCAGTCGAGTCATTACCGTCCCAAGTAACGGTAATTGTTCCAAGTCTGGAAGATACTAGTGGCTTGCTTGGAGGGTTCAAAGTTTCTGAGTACTTTGCAGTTAAAACATTTACAGTAGCTGCAGATGAAACTTGAGCCAGTATATCAACTGTATAAACACGAATATTGTAAGTAACATTTTGTATTAAGGTTGCATCTTTAATTTGATAACTATTTACTCCAGCTCCACCATCTTTTACAAATTCTTTTTTAAAGATAGGGTCGCCAGAACGCTTGTACCAAATCTCGTAGCCATCTAAAAGACCTGAAAGCGTAGCTCCGTTACTTCTCGTAGTAGGGGGGGTCCAAGTTAGATTTATAACTGGAGTTGTGGACCCCGAAGGAACCTCACTAGTACCAGCTAAATTAGTAACAGGTGACGGTGCAATTCCATCCTGCTCAGTCGGCAAGTTTTCTACAGGCTCGGCCGTGTCATACCAGCGGTAGTCTTTCCAAATGTAAATTTTATTTGGCTCTACGCTAGTATCTACCCAAGTAGTGCCCTCCGCCACATATCTCTGGGCAACCGGATATACGTATTTATCTGTTACTTCTGGGTCTGATCCAGAGTACGATACTGGAGATGTTAGAGCAGTTGTAAGCTCGTAAGTAACTGTGTTTGAATCTACAACAGTAGCAACTTTAAAAAGTTTGTCAGCATATCCATCCAACAAATTATTTGGAACGTCCCAGTAAAGAACATCTCCTGCTTCAAATTTGTGATTTGAATTAAAGTTAACAGTGACAGTTGTTCCAGAAGCAGATATAGAGTCTATGAGCCTTGTAGTTATTAACTGAACTTTTTGTTCTGCTGGAGTGGCGCCCGGGGGAGCTACAACTGGATTATAAAAAACGGTATGAGTTATTCCAGCCGGGGGAGTATCTCTCCAAGTAGCTCGTGCCTGTCCAGTTACACCTTCTCCTCTGTAGTCTGCGTTATTCCACGGAGGGGTGTCAGTTGCAATTACTCTGTAACCTAGATCGGAATTAGAAACGTCTATATCTGAAGCACTGTTACCATTAATTCCCTGTACTCTTACATACTCGGCTGGGTCGACCTCCGGGTCTTCTTTAAAGTAAAGTTCTGCTCGAGAGCCAAATCCGGTTCTTTTTGGTCCGTAGATATAGGCATCATAAACTCTTTTGTATTGGAACGGCGCTGAGTTTCTTCGTAGGTTTTCTGCTGAAGAGTCGGGCGGATTAGAGTCATCATCATCAGTAACTCTTATTGCTCTAGATCCACTAGAGAAAGAAGTTGAACCACTTTCCAGACTTTTGACTCTTCTATCAAGGTTAAGAATCTCATTAGAGATATTGGATGTTCTTTTTACCGCCATGATCTCTCAGCTCCTGTAATATCTACACCCGGTTCTGTTACAAGTTCTAATGTTACTTCTTCCGGGAGAGCCGGATTTGTCGAAAGTTGAACACCAATCTTGCTTATTTTTCTCAGTAGAACAGTTCGAGAAGTGTCATTTTTATTTTCGTAATAACTATTTAGTCTCTGGGTTATAAACGGATCATCAATAGAGATTACGCACCAATCGCCAGGCTTATATGTTCCCACTTCGGGAACGACAGTTCCATTTACAGTTATTCTAAATGTAGCAACTGGCAACTGAGCCTGAGACATAACTTTTTTACCTAACTCATACAGGTCACTAGGATAAAAAATTTTGTCCTTCTTAATTACCTTGTCAAACAAAGGCCACTTCCTGCCTGATGTGGCATCATCTTGACCCCTAAGAAAAGTGTGATCTACAGCAGCAGCATATGGGGGAGGAGCATCTATGTCTGTAGCTCCCTGAACAAACACGCGGGTTGCGCCTTCTTCAATATTTTCTATCATTTGAACTGTGTTGATATTTCCAGGAAATTCAAAAGAAATATTTTTGGCATTTCTACCATCAACGGAGAAGTAAGAAAGGTCGGCTAACTCATTTGCTGGCAAACTTCCTCCCGCATTATTTATTGCAGTAGCAAGACTGTCTGGAAGAAGCGGCAAAAATTTAAATTCTTTAGAAAACTCGCCAGTGCTTTGATTAAAAGTACATTCGATTCTGTAGTCGAAGCCTATTAAGTCATTTGCATATTTATCAATTATTTCTTTAAAAGTAAACGCCTCAGCGCCGCGGATGGGCTCTTGGTAGGCTTGAACTGTTGTTAAAGAGTCTGGAGTACTAAAAGTTATTCCAATGTCCGAATTATATGTGTAAGATCCGGCGGTATAAATCTCTGCTATTGGCTCTCGTGTAACCGTGGCTACGGAGGCAGGTTTGCTAAAGTTTATTTTTTCTCCAACGCTAGTAAACTGAAAAAGCTTGGGATTGGACGGGTCTAAACTTGTGCCAATTCTGGTTATTGTGTAGTAGTAGTCCGAGTCAATTCGATCATCTACTCCATCGACTTTAACTATGTCACCGACAGAAAAACCATGATTAGTTGCAGTAGTTATTGTTACTGTATTGCTTACCCTTTGATAATTTGTTACTGAAATTGGTGTTCTAGTTACTACAACAGGTACCGCGACGTTAGTTCCAGTATTGGCGTAAGTAAAAGACGTCTCGCTTGGAACGGACAGGACAAGAGCGTTTTCGTCGTTAAAAGTAGTAAAGTTTTTTATGCTTATGTACTGTCCCGGTACTAAGTAATGGGGAGTAGGAATTATAGGTGGATTTACTAATACGTCCGGGTCCGGGGCTCCAGTGACTAAAGTTGCAATATTGTTAGACCTAGCATAACTATAGATATCCATCTTTTTTAGTTCGGCAGGAGTAACATCTTCATTTTCAAAAGATAAATCTTTTACATCATCAGCAAAATGCTCTGTTAAAAGAGTATTTAAATAGTCGTCAGTGTCTTCTCTAAAAGCAACGCTTGCCACCTCTGAACTAATGTCAGCCGGTTTCATTGCCCTAAAGTTTACGGCTCCTACCGGTCTGTAATATCCAGCAAAATGAAAAAATTTATAGTTTGTAGTATCTATTCCATAAGTCGGGTCATCTAAAACCGTGTATGTAACTTGCTCAGCATAAGCTCGAAGTTCGTCCCCAAAAAAGAGTCTGACCTTACTTCTACCGCCAACAAGATTAAATTGCTGATGAGTGTCGTCTCCAGTTAGTGTTACTTTTCCAATCATTCGTCCAGCAGTGGCGGGGTCTTCAAAAATCTCTATTTCGCAAGCAAATTCTGTTGACCAAGTTTTCCACATTACACGTCGATCTAAGTAACTTATAAATTCATCAGCAGTAACATCAAGAATTTTTTCTGTCACATCGTAACTTCTAGAAGAAATTATCCCGCCCCACACACAAACGCCGTTACGTAGTATGTACAAAGAGGTTTTACCAGGCAGTGTGTTGTCGTATAGGTTTTGTACTGATGTTTCTGGGGTTATTGGGAAAGACCCGGAAAAGCTACCAGCAGCATTTAGACCGGTGGAGTAGCTAACGTCGACAAAAGGTATTTCTGCAACAACAGTATCGGTAAGAGTGTCTGTAAGAATATATCTATAATCAACACTAAGAGACATCTTTAAAAATCCTTCAATTCGTCGTTATTAAAATTTTACACTAACCAATCCACCCTGATCGGTATTTAATCAGGCATGACGGGGAGGTTCCGCCAGTAGTAGTAAATTGAATGGTATTGACTCCTGGATACAGCTGTATCCAAGCAACATAAGGATTTATATCGCCTCTAGCTGCAGTAGTAGTTCCACTTTGTATTCTGGTAACCGACCTATTATAGGTGTCGATTCTTGTTGTATAAGTATTACTAGACTTTGTAATTCCACCGATTGTGTCAGTGGTTGACTGACCTTGACGATTTGTATAAACGTTTGTTATTTGTCCGCCAGTTATTGTTCCTGATAGTTCAAAAAGTATTGGAGTGGGAGTATTACCGGCATTAGTCAAGGCTATTGACTGAGAACTTGATAAGGTGTGGGTTCTATAGGTGTTTTCTAAATACTCATACTTAATAGGGTCGGCTGCTTTAAGTCCTACTGAAAAGTCGTGTCTACCCCTTGCTGTAGCAGAAATTATTTCTGGTCTACCACTTAGTCTTACATTTGCAACTTTTGGAGTAGATTCGTAAACGATTAGATTTGATCCCACATACACTAAGTCCAGAGCATTAAGTAAAGTTTGTCTAGCAGTAACCGCTTGGGCTGGATCTTGGGTTAGGAACGAGCCATTTAAGGTTATAAGTCTAGAAGCATATCTTCCAACAGAATCGTAAGAACCATCGCCCCAACCACGGGTAAGCTCTGGAAACTCCGGGTCTGGCAGGTTCCACCAACCTTCTATATCCGTGCAGACCCAGACAACGCCGTTGTTGTCTATCTTGTTCAATACAAGATTGCCAATTTTAACGTCCTCTTCCAGCTTGAGGCCAGAAAGGTATGGAATCTGTAAAGGAGTAAGTGCTTCATTTACACGCTGATTCTCTTTAGACTGTAAAGCTTGATTTATAGACTCTGTAGGTTCGTAATACGGCATTAGAGCTTACCCTTCTTAACTTCGAGAGCTATTCGACGAGAAACGACATCGGCTAGTTCTTTTTCGTCCATCTTGGCAGATGGGTTCACTGTTACGTTAATGCTTGGAATACGAGCGTCTTTTGTTCCGGCCTCACGTGTGCTTGGTAGGGCAGATGTGTTTTGTTGAGCAAATCTACTCATCAAAGCTCTATCAGAGCTGCCCGTAAAATTATCTCTTATTGCTTGTCTGTCACGACCTCTTTGAACATCTCCTACCCAGTCGACTTTTGCAACTTCTGGAATTCCAGTATTTAAATCTATTCCAAAAGTATTTTTAACAGTGTCTTTTATGCCCTGAGGCAGGTTTCTAAGTAGAATATTTAATTGTCTAATTGCCAAATTAACAAGATCAATTACCCCGTTTATTAGTAGTTGAATCATCCCAAGTAAAAAGTCACCAAATGCTTTTAATACAAACTCGAAAGCCCCGCCCAAATCACCTTTAAGCAAAGCCGTCACAGCATTAACCAGGTTCTCTATCACTGGCAAAAATGCATCAACTATGGTGTTTAAGAAGTCAAATATAAACGTTAGACCATTTATAACGGCCTCTACAAAACCACCAAATATTGGAATTAGAATTTCTAAAATTAGTTTGATGAAAGGATCGAAAGCGCTTAATAGACCACCGCCCTCTCCTCCGCCAAAGAGCTTTCCAAAAAGCTCCCCTATAGACTCTCCCAGTCGTCCAAGTGCAGCTCCTATGTTTCCAAAAACCGTGTCAACCATTGATCTAAAGTCCCGAAGCGTGTTATAAAACTCCACCGCTTTGGTGACTAATAAAACTAAGAATCCTAAAATTCCAGCTCCCTTAAAAGCTTTGGCCAGCCCACCCGGGGCAGCTTTTAATGTTTTAAATGCATTAGAAATTAATGTAATTGGGGCTACTATTAAAAGGAGGAATCCAACAATAACTTTAAATGCAAATTTAATTGCATCAAAAATAAGACCAACGGCACTAACAAATCCAAAAATAGGGCCTAAATTATCTAAAATAGTTTGCCCAAAATCGGACTTTAAGAAATCATTTAGTTTTTTAGCACCTTCATTTAGTGTGTCAAAAAAGGCTGATATCTGATCACTATCAGTTAAAGATGCTCCAATTTCAATCAAAGTAGATAACAGCTCTGCGAAAGACGGCGCAGCTTTTATAACTTCTGTCAGCAAATCTCCAAAGGCTGGAGCTGACTTTGCCAATGCATCAAAAGCTTCTTTGATTGCCGGGTTATCGGCAATCTTAAGTATTTCCATAAGAAAAGCGCCGATTGCGCCCAACACCGACTGGGCATTAGCAAAAGCGTCTTTAAAGAACTGCTTACCCGCCGCTGGATCCTCGGAAAACATATTTTTAAATTCGGCTGTGGAGTCTTTCATCCACTGAATCATTGCTTCACCAGCACTACCAGGGCCAGTTGTCAAATTGATTAAATTGTTTATCCCGCCAAATACATTGCCAATAATTTCAAATAAGTCAGCCGCGTATTTACCAGCTTCGTCAAAAAATGCGGTCAAGTCTGCTTGGTTAAGATTGTCTGCAAACTCTCCTGTTTTATTAGTTAAAAATGTAAGAAGATCATTTAAAGGCTTTGCGGTTGCCTCTGTTATTTGTAGGAAAATGTCTAGAATATTTCCGAGCAGCTCGCTAAATAGTTCTAGATTGCTTTTTCCATTTTCTCCAAAAGGAGTTGTCATGGAAAGTAAAATTCTGTTGATTTGGTCAAAGTCAAGGCCTTCTACGATACCTCGTAGTCCGTCACCAACCTGCTTAGCAATTTCAGGAAGTCTTTGCTCTAAGATAGGAAGAAAGCTTCTTTCCAAAAATTCCACGGCTTTTCTAAGTGGAGGAAGAAGGGCTTTAGATACGCTCAGCTCTAATGCATCAATTTTTGGCTTGAGAGATACTAGATACTCTGCAAACTCGCGCTGAGCTTCATTAAGACCGGCGAATGGATCAGTAGCTCCAGCTCTAGCTATAGCCTCGGGTCCCTTGGCTACTTCTTCATTTAGATCTCTAGTTCTATCTTTTGCCCTTCTATATGCAAGTTCGGCTTCCTCATATGCAAGCTCGGCTTCTCGCCTTGCTCTAGAATTTGGTGGAAGATCGGCGCTGCGTCTTAAAGCCTCTAATGCTTTTTCAAGATTTATTGCAGCGCCGCGTTCGCTTAGAGCAGCCTGCTCCGCATCAAATTGTAGCTGTTGGAACTCTTCTCTAGCTCTGGCTAAAGAGTCTCCTAATCCATTAACGGGTTGAGTGGCAGCTTGAACGGCAGAGCCAATGTCGCCAAATCCAAATTTAGCAGTAGCCATTGCCACTCTAAGAGCAACAAAAGCATTGACAAGCACTAATGCGGCAGGGGCGGCTCTACCAAGAACACCTATCAATGTTCCAAGAGAAACTATAACTGGAGAAATAGCTCCAACTATTAAACCGAAAGCTCCTTGTAATACATAACCTACTCTAACTAAAGATTGAAATCTTTCGCGAGCAATTACTGCCTCATCTTCGATATTTTTTAAACCATCTGCTAAATTACCGAAAATATTTCCAGAAGTGCTTCTTGCAAATCCCTCTATTAAAGACTGACCTAAACTTTCACCAGCTCTACCACCACCAACTCTGCCAGAAATTCGTTTTAAATCATTTCTTATAGTGTCTTCAAAGCCAGTAGTTATCGCTCTTACGATAATCTCTGCACTACCGATTACTGCCATTTAATTTTCCTAGCCAATCGGTGCATCCAAGACATCTCCGAACGGTAGCGGAGAGTCGGCATCAAAGTCTGTCGGAGGAATGTACGGTTTCAATTCACCGTCTCCGCCAAAGTTTTGACTGTTTTTATTTCTAGAAGAAGACACAGCATAGTTATATGGTCTGTCGTAAAGAGATTCATACACCCTGCTTCTCAGAGCGCTAAGAGATTCAGCCTCTTCGGCAGTTGTGAACCTAGAGTCTTGCTCAAAGAAGTAGTGAACTACATCTAGCATTTCGCTAAGTTCCATTTCTGCCAAATTTAACCCGAAGGTTATGGCCTTTCCGTTAACATATGGCCAGAGGTCTACGGCCCAGACTGCTAGACCTCTGGCTGCTGATTTGGGCGATCACTATACTGCTCCACTAACCATGCGGTAACTTCACCTAGGGTTTCAGTAGTGACAATCCTCTCCTTATCAACGATTAGCTCGTTGAATCTCTTCAAGCTTTCGTCCATCAAAACCTGAGAGAAAAATTCGGTAACAACGTTTGCTTGGTCGGCTGGATTGTCTGACCCAGACTTGGCTACGATGTTTAGTAGAATCTTGCCCGGGATAGCTGGCAAGCAGTGAAACTCTTCATCAAAAAGTTTGAATGATACCGGCTCGGTTTTTGCTGAACCAGAACCAACTCCAAAGTCTTTAAATTTTGCCATTATTAGTCTTTCCTATCTATTAGTAGTTTTATCATTTAAGCGATTACCGCCAATTAAATTTTACCTGAATCGTTCTTTCCTGAGTTGGTCTGTCAGGTATCTATTTGCCCTAGTTCCAGGGTGTCTAACAATCTTCGTGTGAATAATACGGCTACCACTTCTAAAAACTAAATTTCCGCCTGGTTTATTGGGGGTAATTATGTGTGGTCTAGTGCCTTGATGGTGAAGTAAAGCATAACTTGTATAACCACCAACTCTAACGGCACGCTCGCCCCTCTGAGTTTCATGCTTCATTACTATGCTGGCCCTAAGCCTGCCAGTTTTGACTCCAACTTGGCGTTTTGCTCTTTGCTGGATTCTATTACCAATTCTGTGTAGATGACGGTCGACAGTTCCATATCTACCTCGCAGCTCAAACTGAATTATTGGCTTAAAAAGAACTAAATTTACAAGTTTGTAGTAAAGTACAGTTCCGCCACGCCTGCGACGCCTCCCCAGGCCGCGCTGTAAATCTCTTTTAAATCTAAGGGCACTAGTTAAAAGAAAGCTATCAGGAAAACCTTTTGCCATTTTATGGGACCGCCATAGTGACAACTAGCTCAGTTGTCTGAAAACCGCCTTCTGGAGGGCTAACTTCTAGAGTCCCAATAACTCCAACTCCATAGCCAGTATCATCCCATTGGTCAAGCTGGTTAATTGACTCCATGAGAACCCAGGCGTCATAAGCAAGTATTTCTGAAGCTGCTTGAATTTTGTCTGGTGAAGGTGGCCTTCCATTTTGTCCAACAATAGGGGTAGCCCTAGCAATGGAAATTGTTATGGTGGCACTCCGGGGCACGTGGCAACGCTGAGGTTCGCCAACCTGTGCCCCTGGAGGCCCCAAGTAAAGCTGTTGGAAGTAAACAACAAGCTGCTCGCAGTCAATTGCGGGCTGCGCCATTGTCCAATATCTACGCTGAGGAAGCTCAACGTTGTAGGACTGAAATACTGCCTCCACTCTTTCGAGTACGCCTTGCATCATGTCGCGAAGGTTAGTTGCACCTTCCGTAACTCCAGACAAATCAATATAAGTGGAGACCATTTAATTACTCTGCTTTCGGCTCAGCCATTGGTGCTGGCTCTGCAACAGCTACTGGCTCAGCTACAGGAGCTGGTTCAGCAACAACTACAGGCTCGGCAACAACTACAGGCTCAGGGGCAGGAGTTGGTGCAGGAGCAGCGACCTTTGGTGCAGGCTTTACAACAGGCTTGGACTTTACTCCGCCAGGCATGTCAGCGGCTGTAAAGTTAGTCATAATGTTGGCCATTTTTCCTTCTTTCTACTATGAGTACATCACTACTTGGAGATTTCCAGCAGCAATATAAGTTAGTGACCCGTCGCTATCGTCTACAGCCCATAGGGTCCATGTTCCTGGATCTACTAATCCTAACGCAGACATTGCCCTCTCATAAGGAACGTCGAAACTTAGGGTTTCGTTGACACTGTCTAGTGTTATATAGCTAGAGTCCAAGTTTACTGAAGTGGTTCCACTGTAGTTGTAGAGTGTAACTAGTGGTGTATATCCGCTTGCAGGGAAGAAGTTGCTAAGGTCAGCATCAGTGCCAGCCGAGCTCCAGGTAGATGTTGCAGTTTTCACAACAGTAATATCGTAATCTGCGTCAGCAGCCAGTACTGGCGATTTCGGAGTGTAGCGACGTGCCCTTGGGGTATCTACAGAGAACACCTTAGACTTGCGGCGAGCATTGTCTGGGTTAACTGTCTTTAAGAACAGATCAATCTCGTAAAGACCCGTGCGGAGCTCGTCAATGAACTCTTGGTTGTCAAGAATTGTGTAAGAGACGCCTTGGCGAGAAACTGAAGTTACACGCTGAGGAAGCTCGCAGGCTTCGTCACCGCCCCAAAGTCGAGCAAACTCAATAGCTAGTTTTCTAGCTGCCATCTTACCTGCGACTGGAACTGGAATTCCGTATGAATATGTAATTTCAACGTTGCAAGGAGTCCAAGGAGTTCCAACACGCACATGAATTGTTGAGTGATCTACTAGATAGTAGCTGGATGGGTCTAGTACGGTTCCAGTTTTGTTTCTTATAGCGTGGATTTTTGTGACTGGTCGTCCGCGGAGTCTAATTCTTGCGTCGGGGGAGAGACCGTCAGAGACCAGCTCAGAATATTCGTCATAATCG